GTACCATTCATGGCGCAGCAAGGCGATTTTCTTTTCCCGAAAGGTATACCCTTCCAACAGTTTCACGATTTTGTCCTGCATTTCCTTCATAATTTCCCTCGCTTTCTCCTTTTCCTGCTTCTATCTATTGGGCTTAAAGAAGATCACACTTTTATAAGTGAAAGCAATTTGCTGAAATTATGAGTAGTCTTTCTAAAGATGTAAAAAAGGATCGAATCCGCCAAGAAAACAATAGCGTATATTTATATGGGAAATGTAATAATTTCTTCTTTATTTTTTCAACTTAACGACTGTTTTCTCCATAATTTGACACCGCTAATGCAGCGCAGCACGAAATGTACCGTTTCACCGCAAACTGCTGCTGTCTAAATATATGGTCAAACCACAAAAAGGCCCAGTACCCTAGTTCATACAAACTGAGGTACTGGGCCTTCATAAAAATCGCAATTCTAGAAATAGCCTTTTCCATTTTACAGAAGGGGGGGATGTCCGGCGGACATCCCCTTTTTTACGTTATTTTCTCCTCATAAAAACAGGTGCCGGCATAGCTTTGTCTCCCCATATTTCAAAGCACAAGTCTTTCAGCAGCAGATCGGATCTTGGCCGCGTTCCACCGTCTCGCCCTGAAAGCAATGCCCACAGTATTCCCAGATGCCAGGTACATCGGGGCATCGCTTGAAAGTAGCGTAAGTTGCACGCCACCGGCCGGTTTTCGGGTCCTCCCGATGACTATAGGGGCACCCCATCTGTGCGCATGCACTTGAGAGGAAGGCCGGAGGCAAACAATTTATCGCTTCGTCCACCACCGCTTCTACAACATAGTCTCCAGGCTTTGCAGCCTCATAGCGGAATGTCTCTGAGGTGAATATCTCCGCCTCAGCAGGTAATTTATCCAGACCTCCCTTATACTTCGCACCGCGCTGGATATTGGCTGCTTTCTTGAAACGCTCCATAATCATTTGATCCCTCCATCTGAAATTGCCCAAAGAATACTCTATCCTATTTTTGCGACAGGTTTCTCTTCAATTGAATTTTGGTTTTTCTTCTCAACGCAAAATATATGCGCCGTCCTTCCTTTTGCACCTCTTTCAATGCCTCAACTCCATCAGGACGACCATCGAAATGATCCCAACTGTACGGGACGCTCCATATTTT